CTTTATTTTCATTAGTAGCTGACCCATCTGGATTTGTTTCATTTTTTCCTTTATTTGAATCACTTTGTTTTAGTTTTTGGTTTTTAGGGACTCCACCAAAAGAATAAAATCTATTAGCTTTAACTTTACCATCTTCAATTTGATAAGAATCACCCATAGTATCCAAAAATTTAAATGTAATATTAACAGTTACAAGTTTAGGTAATTTATAATTTTTTAAATCATCCCCATCTTCTAATCCAATTTCCCAAGGTGTGTCATCTTCAACATCATATGATAGAGAATCTATAAATCCTTCTACATTCTTAAACATATCACCCAGTGTTAATTTTAGAAATGGTGGTGTTATAAAAATATGGTCACTTACACCTATACCATTTCCCGGATAAACCAACCCAGTTAAAAAATTAAGTTTTTCCCAACATGATTTATGTTCTTTAGCATTTAAAGAAAATACTTTAAAGGCAAACGTTATTTGTCTTTCAATTCCAGAATATGTATAATAACTAAATGGGTTTCCTAAAGTTTTATTACTTTCCCAAGATGGACTCATCGTTTCACTTATACCAGATAATGTTGCTCTAAAAGATACTGCTGTTTCTTTTGCTATTGAATAAATTCTTAATGGAACAAAATCATAATCATCAATAAATTTTCCAGTAGCATCCGTTTTACCATCAATAAGTTCTTTTTCTGTCAATGAATACGTTCCCAATGAATTTAAGTAATCACTACCTTTTTTCATACCTCTTAAAACTTCTATATTTTTTTGCGGATTGTCTTTTTTTGTTGAGTATGTTTGCAATGAAATACCGCTGTTACCGACTCTAACCGAATTAGCTGTATCCGTTATGAAAGATTGTTTTTCTTTGTCAGGCAGCATATTAGCTGAATTTAAAGCAGCTATTTCTTTATATCTTGCCGAATATACTGATGTTAAATCATTTCTATCAGAAATTTTATCTGCATCTAATTTTACACTTTTTGAATACTTTGGTAATTCACCTTTAAAAATCTTTGCAATTGGTGATGTTTCATCTTTATTTGTATAAACTGTCTTTATGCCTGAAACGCTCCCTATTCCGATATTAGGTTGTGCAGTTATACTTCCAAAATTTATTTCGTTTGTACCAAATACTGCTTTTTTTAATTGTTGTTTTCCAATTCGTAATGCCTCGCCAACAATTTTATTACCAATCTGATTTGGTGTTGAACTTTTTAGTGCAGATGATAAAACTCTTCCAGCAAAATTACCTTCAGATTTTAATTTAATTTTTTTAAGAGTATCTACCAATTCATGTGGACTTGCTTTTTGAAAATCAGAATCATTTTTAATTCTAGTCGGAATTTTAGTTTCAGGAAAATTTATACCTAATTTATCAGTTACTTTCTTTGCCGTTTGTTGTGCTTTAGCTTTAAGTTGTTGTAAACTGTTAATTTTACCGCCTGTTAATTCAGCTAATCCTTTTCCAACTAATCCACCATCTTGTGTTTGTGTTCCACTAGCATCCAATTTCATATCATTTAAAATTGGTGTGCTCTTTTCTTTAAATCTTAATATATCAGTACCATATAATAAAGGGCTTCTCAAACCTCTAATTGCCCTAACACCAATCAATTCTTCTTCTATTCTAGTTTCTCTCAATCTATTAGCAATACCACTTCTTCTAAGAGCGTTTATAGCAAATCCATCAATTACACGAATATCTTTACTATTACGAATATCGTATTTTTTTTCTGCGGTTAAATTACCATCAATTTTTTTCGTCTTAAATAATTCTTGTAATGTTGGCATTTTATAATTTTATTTTACGCTTGTGCCATAGCAAAGTTATTTCTGGTACTACCATCCACAACTTTACCAATTCCAGACGCAACTTTTACTCCATCCATATTTACAGAAATTTTACCTGCTGCCAAATCTGCTCTTAATGCTTTTAATTCACCAATCATAGCGTTTAATGGTGCAGATAAAGCAGCCAAACTAGAACCACCTCCAACTGCATTAGCCGCACCTGGTGCAGCCACTATATCATCGTTTGATGAAGGTTTTAATAACGCACCTTCTTTTGTAGAAATCATAGTTTGTCCATTTGCAGGGGAAATTACATCACCCGCTTCAATAACACTACCCATACCTCCACCTTCTAATCCTGCTACTGAGAAATTCGTTACACCTTGGTCAAATGTGTTAAATGCATTTCCAACTCCTTCAACAAATTTTCCAAGAAATGGTATTTTCTTTATAAACCACATTATCCCATCAAGTACAAACTGTAAAAGTTTTGCAGCTATTTTTAATGGCATAAATGCAACTTTAAGAACAGGACCTAATATTTCAAATAAAGGCATAAGTGCACCACCCACTGTTGCTAATATTCCTTTGAATGTGTTTTCCATATCAGTTATTGTTGATGCCATTTCTTTTTGTGCAGCAGCTTTTTGAACTTCTTGCATTAATTGTTCATCACCAATATTAGTAATATCCAATCCAGCATTAATAGCTTCTTCTGCACGTTTTCTATCTTCCTCATTTAGTTTACCTAATTTTTCTTGAGCATTCAATTGTTTATTTATTTCTTCAACACTCATACCAGCTGCTTTAGCTAATTGTTGTTGAGTAAAATAATCTTGTTTTCTAAAATCACCACTTCGTTGGATTTGTTTTAAGGTTTCTTCTTGTGCCTCCACCAACTTACCTTCCATCGCCAAAGCTCTTGCTCTACTAAGGTTAAACTGGCCACCAACGTAGGTAGCCGCAACTAATTCTTCTTCAATATTACTTTCAAAATCTAAAAGTTTTTCTGCGGTAGCGGTTACATCTTTTAAATTCGTACCCAATCTTCTAGCTTGAATTGCCTGTTGTGCCAACAATGTAATATCTCCTTTAAAAAATGTAGAGGTTGCTTCAGCATTTTCCGCAATATCTTTTAATATTTTCTTTGGTGCAACTCCTGCTAATTTAGACATATTAGCAACTTGCATTTGAACATTAACAGCAGTATCTTCGGATAATCCACCTACACTTTCTAATACATTTTGTACTTTAGCAGCTTCTTCCGCACTTACACCAAAATTTGTTTTCATTAAGGTAAGTCCGGCTACTGCGGCTTCTGAATAGTTTGCAATATCGGAAGATTCATCTCTTAAAGCAGCCATCGTATCGTATGCATCTTCTAAAGATACACCATAATTCCCATATTGTTTACTTATTGCAACGGCTTTATCTTCCATATCAGCCATCATAGAATTAGTAACACCAGTCTCTTTTCTAAAATCTTCACCGGCTTTATTTAACCCCATGAAGTAATCTACACCGGCCACTATTGCTCCAATTACTAATGTAAGTCCAGCGGTTGCGATTGCAGCTTGCAGTCCAAATGCTCGGATTCCCATTATCATATTTTTGATACCACCAATTACACTTCGAATCCCACTTGGTAATTTACCCATAATTTCATTACCACCTTCTTGTAATTGGTTATACCTTTCTTGTTGTTGTATTAGGTTTTCTTTAGCCTCAAACGCTTGCGTTGCCAAATCTATTTCATCCTGGCTCAATCCCGCTATTGATTGCTGAAACTCTATTCTCCTTTGTTCAGCATCAGATATTCCAAATAACTCTTGTCTAGCCATAGCAGCTGCCTCAGCGGCTTCAATTTGTTCGGTTCGTATTCCTTCTAATATATTTCTTCTTGCTGCCAAAATAGCTCTATCATCATCGGATGCATCTACTTCTTGTTGTTTTAATTCTAATATTTTGGTAGTTATCGCAGCGTACGCACTAGTACCGGTATTTGAATCGGTAAGCATTTTTCGTTGCTGTTCACCCATTCTAGTCAAAGATGTAGAAAATTCATCCTGTAAATCGTTTGCTTCCTGTAATCTAGTATTTCTGGCTTCAGCTTGTTTTGCAGCTTCTTTTTCGGCATCTAATGTAGCCTGTACGTTACCTAATGATTCTCTTTGTAATCTAAGACGTATTTTTTCAGAAGCAATTCTAGCTTCCAATTGTTGTAATTCGATACCCGTTGCCGTTGCCGCCTGTCTATTTTGTTCAGCTATTCTATCCTGAATTTCTTTTATTTCTTCCAGCAACGCACGTTTTTGCGCTTCATTTGTCATCTATTAATTATTTGGATTTATCATACCAGAGTCTTTAGCCCATTTATATAATTTTGGATTTGTTGTTTTTAATTTATCAAAATAATCCTTACTTTTATCATTAATTGCCCTCATATCTTTTTGAAGTCTCTGCAATACAGGATCATTATCTATTAATTTTTGAATTTCTTGCGGAGTTTTCTTTTTAGTGAAAAATCCAAAAAATTCTTTTAAATTTTTTTTAGATATTTTATATTTTTTCATATTGACATCGTTTTATATTCTATAAATATCCAATAAAACAAAAAGTTAGGATTTGGAGTTACCTTATCCTAACTTTAGATGATTTTTGAGAGTTTGATTTTTTAATTTGTTCGGATTCTTTCTTTTTAGCATCTACTAACTTATTATAATAAAAATTTCTTAAATAAGTTGGCATATGATAAACATCTGAAAATGTGAACCCATTCCCATAATTTATCATATCAAATATTTGAGAATGTACTAATACACTATGTTCTTTAGCTAGGCCAAAAAAACCCAACACCTAATGTAATATTGATGACCTCCTTTTCACCAGTTTCATGTTCATATTCATATTTCATATCCATATCAGGAGAAATACTCTTTACATATTCTCTAAATGCTCTACTATCTCTAGCTAACATACCATTTATTAACTTACTTACGGCACTTACACTATTATCACCATCAACCGATTTAATCATATAACGTAATCTAGTTGTAATATCTGCTGATACATCTTTACTTAATTTTTTCAATGCATCAATATCTTTTTCAATCGCTATTTCATCAAAATGCGTAAGTAATTTAAAAGTAATTTTTTTACCACTCGATGGTAGAGTATATTCAAACTCATTTTTATGCTTAAAAACTGAAAAATCTACTTCTTTTGTTTGTATTTTAGATAAATCAATTGTTATCTCTTTACTATCGTTGGTGATAGTTGAATAAAACTTCATTTTGTATTCAGGCCCATATCCCAATAATCTTGTTGCTAATACAATTGCATTTTTATCACCAATAATAATATCACTTACATTAACATCATCAACAACAATTGATTCAAATAATTTATCCAAAACAACACCTTTTTTAATAAGGTTTTGATTAGAAAGAATATCTTCTTCCTTTGCTGTCATATGTTTAATTGTAATTCTACCCGATGATAATGGGTGGTCTTTTGGGTACACCAACCCTTTTGATGGAAGGTCTAATACTTCCGTTGGAAAATCATATTGTTTTTCTTGCATAACGTAATTTGTTTTGTATATATAAATACATTAATTTAAAAAAGTTGAAAATAAAAAAGGGATACGTTTTAAGTATCCCTTAGTTTTTATAGTTTTTTTCTTAGATTAGAATTCAAGGATTGCGTAATCGTAAGATAATGTTAATTCAATTGTTGCAGGTTCGTTAGCAGAATCAAATGCTAAATCACCAAAGTTTGCTTGACTGATAAATGCTCCTTTAATTTTCCACTGTTCAATTTTATCACCAACAGGACCTAACATATAGAAATCAATATCTTTTTTGTAAAACTCAGCGTATCCATCTCTACCTGTAATAGATTCATGAGATAATCTCACCCATTCCATTACACCTTGAGCTGCTGAAGGAACAATTGGGTCATATAGGGTGACAGTGATATCTTGCCACTCACCTTTACCCTTCAACTTTCTTTTTACGTTGATATGGTCTAAAGTTACTACTTCAAATTGAATAGTAGGTCTATTAGCTGCTTTTACAAGATACGCAGGTAATCCGACTTCGCCGAACTCCATCACATATCTATTTTTCATCTTAGGTTCGAAGTTCGTATAGAACATCTTATCAAACTCTAGTATTTCTGCCATTTTATTATTCCTTTATTTTATTAATAAATATTTCTTCGTTACGTTTTTATATTATGCTGAAAAACTTGCTCCGGTTGGAAGAATGTTGAAATCAATTACGATGAATTCCGCTGTCTTCGCAGGTTGTAAGAAAATTTGTCCAGCTAATATGTTTCTATCAATCACATCAGGAGTATTATTACTTTCATCCATTACAACTCTGAATGCGTATAAACCTTGTCTTTGTTGAATTGCTTCTAAATAAGGATTTACAGTATTCAAAAATCTTCCTCTAGTTGTTGAAGTATTTTGTTCAAATACCAAGAAACGAGAAGTAGATGCGATAAACTTCTTAACAGTTATAAGTAATCTTCTTACGTTGATTCTATCTAATGCTGAAGCCTTATCTTGTAATGTTTTCTGTCCAAATGCTACAATACCTTGTCCAGGGAATGCTGCAATTGGGTTTACTTTGTTCTCATATAAAGTATCTCTCTCAGAGTGTGTTAATCTATTCAATACAGTTACTGCTCCTACAATACCACCTCTATTCAAACCAGCAGGTGCGAACCATTCTGCTGCCAATCTATCATTCTGAGCGAATACAGCTGGCATCAATACTGATGGTGGTACAGTTGTAAGTTTATTTGTATTTGTATCAATTGTTTTAACCCAAGGATAATAAGTAGCTACATAGTTGGAATCAACTGCATTTGCTGCTTCAGTAGCCTCAGTAATTGTATTATCATAATCGTTGAAATCAGCGATATAGAATGCATCTTGTCTATCTTCAACCATATCAATAGCTTTTGTAGTTACTGATGGGTGAAGACTTCTTACGATACCAGGAGTTACTACCATATTGATATCATATTCATCAGGATTTGAAACAGCGTTAATTGCTCTAAAGTAAGAAAGGGAACCTGAAGATGCTGCGTTAGAACAATTGAATCCTTGCGTATTTGCTGCTCCCCACTCTGCATCACCAGCTTTTGCAGGTTTTACAGTTGGATTCATACCATCATATCCACCTTGGAATGCTAAGATAAATTGTCTCCTAGACATATCAGATGAAGTTGAACCAGTCATTTCAAATGATAATCCTAAAGATGTATTATCAAACGCAAATACTGAGTTGCTTCCATTAGCCACACCTTGTGGTAATGGTCTTAAATATTGTTTGTTATCGGTTGATACACCAGTTGTTTCAAAATCAAATCCTGAAAAATATACAGGAGATGATGCTGTATTTCCTAATGAACCAGTTTGGAATACAACAGGAGGAACTTTTGATTCATCTGCTGTTGCAACTTTAATTGGATTGTAATAAGCTGCATGTCCAAATGGTGCTGCTGATACAGCAAATGCTCCTGCCTCTTTTACTTCAACTCTAATATATTTTGACCTAGCTACATAATCACCATATTCAGTAATCTTACCATCTGAATCAATTGTTACATATCTATCACCGATTCTTCTTGCTATATAGTTTGGAGATGCTGGGTCTAAGTTTACATTGTTATATGTTTCAATTACACCTTTTCTCTTATCAGTATCACTATAACTACGAATAGTTACAGTAAATGTAGCGTAATCAGTTGCTCCATCTTCACCAGCTGCCTTTACGTTAGAAATACCAATTTTGAATTTAGTATTATAATTTGTACCATGTCCTAAAGTTGCAAAACGGAAAAGGTCATATCTTTCACCACTTATGTTTTGAGATTTAACCCAAGGAGTAAATGCTTCAGAATAAGCTGGAAATTTTTCATTACCAGAATAATCTTGTTCAGGCAATTTCTTAATATTCATTGAAGATGATGCATATAGTAAAGATGCTGTATGTTCGAAATAAACGTATGTGTATGATTTTTTAGATGTGCTTGCTTGTGATACAATTGGAGAAGTACCAAAGACATCAGATAAATCATTTGTATCGCCAGGATTTATAGATGCTGATATAGCTATAGCTGAACCAGATAGTAAGTTAGCATCTAATCCACCAAATAGTATAAATCTACCTAATGAATCTGCAAAACTTGAACTTGCTGCTGTTACAGTATCAAATCCTACATCTTGTGCTCCCAAATTGGTATTATATAAAACACCAATTAGTTTTTCACTAGCTCCAGAATTTGCAGCAGTTGCAAATATACCCAAAGGTTTTTGTTGCTTATAACCACCAACTCCAGCTACTCTTACGATTGTTGCTGAGCCAGCTTCCCTTAAATAATTTTGTACTGCATATTCAGTATAATATGTCCCATCAGGAACGCCGAAGATATCTTCGAATTCTGATTGTGTTCTCACAATTGTTGGAACAAACGCAGGTCCTTGTTTTAAAGGTCCTATAAATGCTGCTCCTATTTCTCCTATACCTTGTGCTATAAATGATAGGTCATTTTCTCTTGTGAATACGCCAGGTGATACGATTCTTTCTGCCATTTTATTTCTCCAATTAGATTTTTGTTATAATTTGTATTCCTATAAAAATACACATATAAATATAAGCAAAATATCCAAAACACAATAATAATGCTTTGGATATTAGGTTTCATAAATTCTTTAAAAATTATATAGGTTTTGAACCTGTATATGTACCGGAAGTAGGTGCCCAAGGTAAATCAAAGTTATCAACATTAGTCACAATATTTCTTTTACTTTTGATATCTTTTTCAATTCTTTCAGTAATATGGTCCCAATAAGAAGTACTAGAACCACTAACTGCATTCTTAATCCATCCCAATACCTTTTCTTCAGTCAATTCTGAGTAGTTTATAAAAGTATCAGGATTTACCGAACCAATTTGAAAAGGTGTTGCTCCGATAAATTTTCCAGAAATATTATCTGCGGTATCAGTTCCTTCGCATTCCCATCTTGTGCCTATAATTACATTTTCTAATCCTTCATCGTTTGTTTTGGATACAGATGTAATTTTCCATGTATAATTTATTGCCATTTTATTTTTATTTTAATTATAAATATTTGTTTTTTGTAAATTAACCTATTTCTTGTCTTATCATTGTAAAATTAAAATCCTCACACATTTTTTCAGCTAAATAGAAATTACTACCTGTCCATGCATTTAAGACGTTTGTTGGTACTTTCCATTCACCAGAAGAAATAATTGAATCAGGTATTGCAACAGATTCTCTACTAGGGTCTCTATATCTTAATTCATATCGTAGTACACAATCATCACTAGCTAAATCATATCTTAGAATATTTGTAAAAATTGTGTTTATTTTTTTACCAAAAATATTTTTTTCTTCAATAATTGTTATCATTTTCTTTTTATTTTATACATCTTCTAAAACTGTTGCTGATTGAATTATTTTTCTTTCAATCAAATCTGCAGCTATTTTTTGTTTTAATAATGGATATGCTTTTGAAAATATATCCGCTCCTTCCAACACACTAAAATCAGGAATTTTCTTTTCGTAAACTCTACCATCAATAATTTCTTGTTCAATTTTTACCATTGATAAAGAATGCCAATGTGGTATTGCATCAATTTTAGCAAGAAATCTTTCATTAATTGGTGCTCCCATACGGTTTGAAATATTAGTTTCTAATAATCTTGCAGATTCTTCGTTTTTAAAAACGTTGACGTATAATTCTAAAGCACCTTTATTTCTATCTACCACATATCGGTAAATCCTTACATAAGCTTCATTAGTAATACCTTGAGATGTTCCTATTTCTGCTGCTATCTTTATTGCCATAATTATTATCCTTTAATATATATAAATATATAGTTTTTTTTATAAACCTAATTTTTGTTCTAATATTTTTATTTTATCTTTAGCTTCATCTAATTCCGCCTTCAATTCTTTAATAGCGTTTACCAATAGTGCTGGCATTGCTCTATCCCTTAATGCTAAATATCCTGCATCATCTGGCCTTACCAACAATGGTTCAACATCTTCAACTTCTTGTGCAATAAATCCAATATCATGTCTTAGACCTGTTGTTTCATATTCATCAGTACCTTCTTTCCAATCAAACTCAACACCTCTAAGTTTTAATACTTTCTCTAAAGCGTTTTCGTAGAATTTAACATTATCTTTCAATCTTCTATCCGAAGGTGAACCATAAGCAATAATATTGTTTGATGCAATAATTACACCATCATATCTCAAATTGATGTTTGCACCACCACCTCTATTACCAGAGAAGATTCTCAAACCATAAGAAGCACGAAGTGATAAATATCCATCGTTTATATCTGCTAAATCACCATCATCAGATACCCAAACACCACCACCAGTATAGTTATCAAAATTAGAACGTAATACATATGGAGTACCCAACGTATCATCATTCAAATAATATCTTTGCCATCTGGAAGACCAACCTCCCCATCTTACAACGTTATCACCATCCAAACCTAAGTTTAATGCATAGTAACCACCTTTGTGGAATGACATAAACGCACCATTATTACCAGTTGAGTATGGTTGGCACATTGCCGAATCAGTTTGTGTTGCGTAATATCCTCTATTATAAGTAAAGTAAACTCTTGAATAGTGGTTGTAATCATATGTAGGAATACAATATTCACCTCTATTATTAGAGTCAACTTGTGCTTTCCATCCGGTATTATTTGGCCAAGAGTTTCTAAACCATAATCTATCAACAGGTCCACCAACTAATTGCCATCCATAACCGGAGTTATACCAGTTTACATAGTGATATGATTGAACACCCACCCAGTGAGATGTACCAGGAGGTTGGTTAGCGGGGTTTGACCAAGTATCAATATCACCACTACCCCAATCCATTACCCAGTTAAAGTCCGTAGTACCCCAACCCATAGCACCTGTCCAATAGTTTCTGTCTCCAGTGATATCTTGAGGTCTTCTCCAGTTCGATTTACCTGTTAATGAAATATTACCCTTACCTCTATCTTCTAATCCTAACCATTGAGAACGTGCGTTAGGGTCCATATAATAACCCGTATCATTTCTATCATAGAAGATATATGCTCTCATATCGTTTGCCCATGTCACACGATACAATTCCATATTAGCATTTCCGTATTCAATACGAATCTGCCAGTTTCCAGAGTTATTCAACATACCGAAACCACTACCGTCCCAATATCCAGAGTATCCTCTTATATCAGATTCGTAGTTGTTGTACATTACTACACCACCATATCCATATCCACCACCTGCTGATTTCCAATATCCGTTATTGACATACCAGTGCATTCCTCTACTATTATTATATAAACCTTGTCCAGAGTTATTATTTCTAAACCAAGCGTTTGAATATATATCATTAAATGTTGGAGATGCATCAGTTCTTACGTTTTGGTTTGCCCAGTTTGATAACCATCCAATATATCTACTCCAAAAGTTTCCATCTCTAGCAAAATATTGAGATTCCAAACCATCAGAACCATAACGGAAAATGTGATATCCATTAGCGTAAGCTTGAAAATACAAGTGAGAACTATGCCATTGTATTTTATAATGTTCACCAGTCCAACCACCAGGATCAGAATGTAGCATATATCCTGGTCTAATATAGTGGTTGTTGGTTGTTACTTGGTTTAAACTTGAACCACCATCTGGATTTAAATAATATCCAGTATTATTCGTATCATACCAAATAGTTGCATACATATCACCACCACTACCAAAGTAAGTGTTACCCCACCATA